AACCTGGCACATAACCTTGATTATAATATAGACCTAATGCTTTCTTACAAACTTTTCTTTCAAAACCACACTCTAATAAACTTTTAATCTCACTAGAAAAATATAACTTATCTTTTATATAACCATAATATAGTGGTTTTGTACCATTGGTATCTCTTGCTAAAATTAATTCTTTTGTAGTCTTATTATAAAATGCAAGAGCAAACATACCATCACATTTTTTTAGAAACTCCCAACCCTCATTCTTTAAACCTTTTGCTAAAGCTTCTGTATCATTTTTTGAATCTTGTTCTAAATCTTTATAGTTATATATTTCACCATTGTAAACTAATACACAATTCTCATGTTCATAAGGTTGTTTGCCATCTTCTACTTTACCTACAATTGATAATAGATTATGACCCAATGTAATGTAGTCATCTTTGAAAATTGAATTGCCATCAGGACCCCTATGATGAGCGGTTTTGACCATCTTCATCATTAACTCTGGTTTCACATCAACAATGCCATGAATTGCACACATACTAATCCTTCATAATAATAGTTTCTTTTTAATGTCTTTTTTCTAAATCCATAATATAATTATCTAACCATTCTTCAAACTCTAATGCTGGTAATGGTAACTCATTAATGTATATTTGTTTACCATGAGTTCTAGTAAACTTTCCTGTTTTTTCTATTTTTTTTATTTTTTCAGGCAATTCTATATGTTTACCTAACATATATCTTCTGGTGCCAGGACCATAGGGTCTTATTTCAGAATGAACAATAAAATAGTATTCGCCCATGTCTTCTACTTTTTTTAATATTCTATTGAGTGTAACTGCCATTATTTAAACCTCTTATCAATATATTTTTTTGCTGTGTATACTAAGAGACCTAGTATGATATAAATTATACCATCTTCCCAAGATATACTATTTAATAAATCTGCTGTTATGTCTATCATTTTAATAATACCACATTACAAATTTGTCTATGTATGTTTGAATTAATTTTTGTAATTCCATGCCATCCTTCATTTACATTTTTAAATAAACAAGAACGATTACCTATAACACTTGTTGTTACACTATCCTCAAATTCTTCGGGTTCAGGATTCATTCTACTTACCTTTCTACCACGATAAAATATTGTCTTACCACCCATTTCATCTGTCCAATCTTTTGGCATGAAATAAAATAAGTGTGAACCTATTTTACCCAAACTATCTACATGAGGTGATACATCTAAACCACCTTCTGTTCTGTGAAAGTCAAATCTTATTTTGAAATCTTTTACTTTTAATGCTTTACAAATAAATTTTTTATAGTCTTTGTTTGTTAAAATATTATTAACAAATAATTGCCATGAAGAAGGTAAATCTTTTATACCTTTCATATACTGTTCAAAATATTTACTACCTTGTGTTTCACCTATGCAAAAGAATCTGCGACAATGTGGTCTTTGGCCATGTTTTCTTTCTTCTGGATATTCATCTTTAAATAAATCATCACTAGGAAAATCTTTTAGTAATCTGTCATACATATTTGGCCAGATAAATTCTACAAAATTTGCATGTGGGCAAAAATCTGTATTATGCATATTATATTGTCCTTCGGCAGGTATATTAATCATTTTTTATGTCCTCTTATATCTCGTTTACACTTTAGACATGGTGAGTTTTCAATCCAGTCAGCATTATTTATTCGTTTCTTAAACCCTTGATATTTTTCACTTGCATAGTTTTTAAATAAATCAGGTTCTTCTTTTAAATTACCTACTGTCCATTCACTATGTAGTTCAGGTGCTATCATATCGCAACATGCCGTCATACTACCATCATATTCTATATAAACACCTTTGTCCATACTTGTACATGGTTCAGTTCTTTTATAATTAAAATCTAAAACTGTACCTGCTCTATTCATACCGTTCTTCCAATAATTTCTTGCATGTATAGTAGACTTGATAGCTGGCAGTCTATATCTTATCCAGTCTTTATCTTTATAATTATCAGGATTAATTTCTGGCACATTTATCTTTTTGCATATCTGATTTATTCTTTTGAACACACCCATTTCATCATATTCTTCTACACCATTTTTTAGATATGCCTGTATAGCAATATGGTCTACATAAGAATCTAATAGTTCATCTATATAATTTCTATCTAAAAAATCTGCATTTGTATTGATACTTATTTTTGCATTAGGTATATAATAATTCATTAATCGACATCTTTCTAATATGTCTTCTTTGTGCGATAGTGGTTCATGATATCTAGAAATATCTATACGACCATCAAAATCAATTTCTTTTAATTGTTCTAGAATACTTTGAAATATTATGTCATCCATAAATATAGTTTTCTTTTTATCTTTTCTATTAACATCATCTCTAGATAATGGACAAAAATTACAAGTTCTATTACAATAGTTATGCATACCTATTTCAATAGATTTTATATTGTCTTTAAATAATTTTTGTTCTTTGTTCATTTAGATACTTGCCCTGGCCATTGACCTCTAGGTAAAAATGTATGTCTTACAATATAGTCTTTTTGATTTCTATTTGTAACAATAATTGCCTCTATTAAATCATAATTATTTTCTTGTGCCCAAATAACTCTTTTGTTTCCTGTATGTACACCATACCCCTCTATAAAATCGCCTTCTAAATTTTTTCTAGGCCATCTTTTAGACTTCATAGGTTCCCAATAATCATCTAAGTGTACTAATATAACAGGCCACATCATGCCTACTGATTCAATACTTTCTGTAAATGGTTTCATTTTATTTTCAATCCAGTTTCTAGGTGCTGTAACAAGTATATCTTTCACAGGAAACATCTCTGATTTTAGTTTAGGTCCTTCTTGAAAAACTTGACTTGGTACTTGACTATTTGCCTTTAGTACTTTCATAACCACATCTCGCAATATAATAAGCATCCACAATATCTGTTATAGGATTAGATAATGTTTGCATATCAAATGTTTTCATTAAATCTGTTTTTGTATCTTTACAAAATTGTTCATACATTAATTCTTTATTTGCATTACCTTTATCTGTTGCAAACTTTTTAATAATACTCGGTACAATAATGTCATACCCTATTTTTTTCTCTTGTAGTGAATATTTTAATATGCCACAGTTTTCTGCTATTTGAAATATAGCTTGACCTTTACTACCATAAGAATATCCTTCTATGTGTACAACAGTCTTGCCATTAAATAATTCCATATCACCATAACTTCTAAGTGATAGATATGCCCATTTAGATATATTTGAAAATCTTTCTATGGGGTCAGTCCATTCTTTGTATTCACTACCTATTATATTTTTACCAAAATTACCAATATATTTTTTCTTAGAAGATACATAATAAAATTTACAATTTTCAAATGATAGGTCACCAGTTGCAATACAGATTGCTGGTGAATTTAAACTGTAATCAATCCCAATCGCTTTTATCTTCTTCATCTATAAATGCCTCATCTTCTAGTTCATGTCCACAGAATGGACAAGTTAAAGGTGCTGATGGATGTTCTACATCCCACCTTACTTCATACGGCGTTTCGCAATTATCACATTCTATATTCAGGTATTGATATTCAATCATAATTTAAAGTTACTAAATGTATCTTTCTCTACATCTTGTTTAATACCACCTATAACATAACTTTCTATTTCAGTTTCTTGTGGTGCATTTTGTAAACCTTTAGAATTTAACCAATGACTTATCCATGGTAGTGGATTAGTTTTTTGGTCATACTTAGGTTCTAAACCTATGGTTCTCATTCTTCTGTTTGCCATGTGTTCTATAAATCTATGTAAAAGTTTTTCAGACAATCCTATCATAGAACCTTTTGTTAATAAGTATGTTGCCCAATTCTTTTCTTCTTGTACTGCACTATCATACATATCATAAACTTGTTGTTCAGTATCTTTAATTACTTGTAACATAACTTTGTCTTGTTCATGTTCACGATAGTTGTTTATTATTTTTTGAGATATTGCTAGATGTTGTGATTCATCTCTTGCAATAAATGATATAATCTTAGCACTACCCTCTAGTAGTTTTAATTCACCAAATCCAAATGAACAAGCAAATGATACATAGAATCTAAGACCTTCTAAAATATTTACTGTACATAATGCAAGCCATAATTTCTTTTTAAGTTCATATTCATTTACATCATGACCCATGATTTTTTTATAACCTATTTCAATCAAGTCATCATATGCTTTTGTAACTGACTTTGCTCTTTGTTCTATCTTTTCATCTTCTATTATAGTATCAAACACTTCATTAGGATTAGGATATAAGTTCTTTATAATATATGTGTAAGACCTAGAGTGTATAGTCTCCATAAAATCCCATGTTATGATACATGATTCTAATTCTGGTAAACTTACAAATGGTAAAAATGCAAGAGCAGGTCCCCTACCTTGTACACTATCTAACATTGTTTGATATTTTAAATTAGATGTAAATATAAATTTATGTTCTTCTCTTAAATTCTGATAATCATTTCTATCTTTTTGTAAAGATACTTCTTCAGGTCTCCAGAAAAAACCTAATTGTTGTTGTGTTAGTTTGTCAAATATAGGATACTTAAATGTATCATATCTTTGTACTGCTAAATCTTTACCAAAAAACATTGGTTGTTTTGTAAAGTCTAATCCTTTTTCTTTGTTAAAAACACTTTTCATATTGTGCATGATTCACACTCCTCTTCTTCTGTTAGTTCTTCTTCCTTGTATGTTGAATCATCCTCTAATACATCAGGTTTATCATCTTCATCTGTCTTACCATCATATGTATTTTGATAGTAATATGTTTTCCATCATAGTTTATA